TCAAAAAGAAAAATCGTCACGCCATAAGGCGTAACGATTTTCTTGGTGGCTCAAAGTGGAGCTAAGACGAACACATGACGCCTCGTCATCTATGCTGTCTATGACATCTTCCAGCGGGATCTCAATCGTATTCTTATCACCGGCAAAGCTGAACACAATTTTCACGCGGTTATCGTCGTATAGATAGGCCGCAACAAGGAATGTGTCAAACAGTCCAGCTTGATACTTCTTGTCATGCACATCTCCCTCGCGCAAGCTACGGAGCCATTCGACGAGTCTTTCCCGATTGGTAGGCACAATAGCCGCTTTTGCAGCGCATATCTTCCCTTCTATGGCGGTGCGCTCTGCTTCCAACTCCATTAAACGGCCTTTCGTAGTCTCCGTGATAATACCCTTCTCAATTGCCGACATGACATTCTTTATGCTGCGGTTAACTTCTGCGAGTTGATCCTCAAACACGCTAAGGTGACTTTCTGACACTCTACGATCATGATCTTCTACGCAACTATCCGCGATCCATTCGATTATGTCATCTTTAAGTGCGTAGTCCCTGATTGCCTTTGCTATTTTCAGCTCGATCACATCGCGGCGAACATTCTTCTTGTGGCAGGTTTTCTCAGTCCGCCTCTTTTGGCAGACGTAGTAGAAGTGCAGCTTCCCTGCCCGGCCTGTGCCGGAGATGCCGGTCATGGGACTTTTGCAATGCCCGCAGAACAGCTTGCCGGTGAGAAGATAGTCACCATTGACGCGGTGACGCCCTTGTGGATTTTTCTTCGTGGTAATCGCCTCCTGGACCTTGAAGTAGAGTTCATCGCTGACGATCCTCGGGATGCCGCCCTCAATGCGGACATCGCCGTAGATATAAATGCCGCGGTATCTCTCGTTGGAAAGGATCTTCTGAAAGCTCGACCGCCCCCATGGGCGACCGTACGAGGTTGTAATGCCTCTGGCATTTAGGCTGCTCATAATATCCACGAACGCCTCGCCGCAGGAAACTCGCGTGAAGATCTCCCGGATAACCGCCGCCCTTGGCTCGTCGATGGCATAGTGCAGCGTTTCGTCTGCTTTATAGCCGTAGGGCAGATGGCCGTTCGTCACCATGCAATTTGCGGCGTTGTCGTACAGACCGCGCTTGATGTCCTCGGCCATGTTCTCGGAATAGAACTGGTTGACATTCATCATCGAGCGGGCAGCGAAGCGTCCGGCCGCAGTATCGTCGAAATCCTCCTCCACATAGAGAACACGGACACCCAACTCCTGAAACCGTGCTTCGTTGACAAGAGCTTCCAGCATATTGCGGCCTATACGGTTGGACTTCCACGCAAGCACATAGCGGAACTTCCCTTTTGCGGCATCGGCCATCATACGCTGAAAATCCACCCGCTTGTCTGTGCGACCGGAAACGGCACGGTCGGCATAGGTGTCGATGATCCTGATGCCATACTCCGCCGCCAGCTCATAGCATTTCTCAAACTGCTGTTCAATGCTGATGTCTTTCTGGTTGTGGCTGCTGTACCGACCGTAGAGAACGCCTGGCTCTTCGATTTCCAGCTTCTTGCCCCGCTTCGGCTTCGCCGGGTGCTTTGCAGGTTTTCTCGGCAACAGCGCCACCCCCTTCTAACGATAGATTTGCAGTAGTAGATATTCAGAATCAGAAACAGAATACAGATACAGTCTCAGATACAGATACAGGTACAGAGACAGTGCGCGCACAATCGCGCGCACACGCACGCGCGCACGCGAGGTATCACTACGGTATACCATGATGATTTTCCCAAAAAGTTTGCGTGCGATACCATATATACCTGTATCGATAGGGTTAAATTTTATCGGAAATCTCTATAACCGCGAAGTACATATGCTTACAAGGGAGGCCCCTTTTTCTGAAATCAGGGCATGAACACCCAGATACGTCTATGTCATACATCTCACCGCGCTCTCCGAGGACGCAGGCTGTATGCATTTCCGGGTCGTAGTTCAGAAGTTTTATGCGCTTGGAATATATGCCTTTTTCCATCCGACTTCGCTGCTCGGGAGGAAGGTGTGTTATATATCCCCACGCAGGCCAGCCGACTTTTGCGAAGTCCTCCGCAAACTTGTGACAAATCGCCGTTCTCGCATGTATAGTTTCCTGCTGACGGTCCTTTTCAGCTTTTGCGGCCCTGTGCAACATCGTACCAACAATTACGAGGGCTACTGTCACGCCAATAAAGAAAACAGCCAGGATTTCCATAATGAACTCCCCATTATCCACCTTCACCCGTATGTAGCCTGCTGTCTGTCGAAGTTTGCTGAAAGTGATAATCTATCTTTTCTCACAAAATTGCTGCGAGGTCTGATATAATAGCTTCACTGCCGACAGTAAAATACAACAAAGGAGCCACCGCTATGAGTCAGGATAAACTATCTGAATATTGTGAGTTTGTAGTGCTTTCGCAGCAACTGCTCGGCGCAGATGATGAGGCATACATCAAGTTCCTTCGTTTTTGCGTGGAGCGTTTGCATAAAGGTGACCAAGTTCAAGCAATTTGGTCCGACTATCAGGATCAAGTAAAGTGAATATTTTTGTGATTTCTGAGAGTCCGGCGTCCTCCGCGATGCCGGACTTTTCAATTCCAAGCATGGAATCAATAGATTCTCCAAGCTGATCGGAAAGCTCACAGGCGTAGTCAAAGGTCAGCGGAATTACCCTCTTGATGATAAGATCCACCTCATACAAATCTATCCCGGCCGCCTCGAGGTCATGTTTGTCACTACTGTCAATGATACGCTTTAGATTGCTGGTAAATATCTTGCTATGTTCGCCTGAATCCACATGGCCCACAAGAAAATCTATGCTGACATTAAACGCATCTGCAATAGCCTCGAGGTTTTCGAGACTTGGGGCTCGTACGTCTTTCTCATACATGGCAATAAGACTGCGGGAGACATTTATTTTCTCAGATAATGCTTTCTGCGTTAAATCATCTCGTTTTCTCAAATAAACAAGAGTTTCAGACAACCGACTCACAATAATCACCTCGGACAAAGATTATCACAAAGCGTGACAAAAGTAAATAGTTTAAGAAAATTTTGTCACAGAGAGTGTTGACAAGCCCAGGTGCCTGTGGTATTATCGCATTGTCACTTGAAGTGACATATACATCATGAAAGGAGGGAAATAATATGGACCTTGGTAAGCGTCTGAAAGAGCTGCGCGGAGATCGCAACCGTGAAAAAGTTGCGGAAGCCGTAGGAATTTCGTCTTCTGCGCTCGGAATGTATGAATGCAACAAGCGAATTCCTCGGGATGATGTCAAAAAGAAACTTGCTGATTTTTACAATGTGTCGATTCAGCAGCTTTTTTTTGAAGATTGATGTCACTCTAAGTGACTTACAGGAGGTGAACTATGGATACGGCATCAAGACGAAGGAGCCTAATTCAGACAGAAAGTCTCTTGGAAATCGTGTCCCGGATTAAAGTCAGGTCTTTCGGGGATCGCGCAATTAGGTATCTCGATGACGCTGGGGACAGATGGATTGTTTTTTCTGACATTTGCAAAGCGCTCGGGTATAAAAACCCCAATCACGAAAGCAAAAAAGTCGATCCAGAGGAAAAACGCAAGTTAGATATCGGGCTGAGAAACACGCTCGCTGTGTGTATCAACCGCCGAGGATTGCTTAGATTTGTGCTGTTCGCCAATAAACCGGAGGCGTCTGAGTTCTTGTCGTGGGCGACGAGGGAAATATTTTCTGACTGGAATGACGAGCATGCCCGCTACAGTGAAAGTCCCGAGATAGGGGAGAAAGATGAAATCTTGCGTACGGTAAGGAGCCTCACCCCATGTCAGAAAAAAGCATTCGCTTCGTATCTCTACTACCTCACAGCAAAGGGGTGATTTCGTGACCAACGGCAATAGCTGCAGGGAAACCCTTGAAGGTGAGTTGACGGACGATATTCACATTGACACATCAGCAATTCCCGAAAGCGTACGACATCGGCTCTGCGCGCTGACCCTCGAAAGGTTCAATGCATTTGTGGCGATACCGGGGAACGCTGAGTGGTTAGATGCCCGTATTGCCGCCAGAAAAGCGGCCAAAGCCGCTAAGTGAAAGGAGTGATGAAGATGGCATATTACCGGACTTGCCCTTACTGCGGCAGTAATAACGACCCCGGCGAGGCCTGTGATTGCCGCGCAGAAACAAAAAAAGAGCCCGCCCCGGCGCAACGGGAACGGACTCGGGCAAATGGATACCCGGACACAGTTTACCAGCCGGGTCGAGCCGCGTCAAGAACAGAGGAGGTGCGACCGTGGCTGAAGAGCTGAGAGAGCTCCGGCTTTCCAAGCAGATACCGGCCAAGGATATGGTCGCGGTGGTACAAGCCATCTACCCCAAGTACGACAAGACCGTTCAAAGCAAGTGCGAGAACGGAGACGCCTACGGCGTGAGCCTGCGGCCAGACGCGATGGCGGCGCTCTACGCGCACTTCGCACCGGAGCTGGCAGAGGGCCGCAAAGCGGTCAAAAAGGACGCGCACCGGCTGACCTGTCGTATCTCGGCAAGGCTCGAAACCGCCGACTACGAGGCGTTGCAACGGCTGATAGAGGCTGAGGGCTACGCCACCACACAGGACTGGCTGACCGCCACCGTCCGCCGCTACATCGCAGAGGCAGGTGAAACCGAATGAGCTACGATCTGCCAGACCACCCCGTTATCCAAAACATGGAGCGCACCGGCTACCCGGACGGCAAGGAGCCGACCTTCCCGATTTGCCCCGTCTGTGGTGAAGAGTGCGAGGAAATTTTCAGAGACAAAGATTTGAATATCGTCGGCTGCGATATCTGCATCAAGCAGTCCGACGCATGGGAGGAGCCGGAGTGCTTCCCCGGAAAGGAGCATTGATGAAAGGACTGGTTATCACTACCGAAAACAAGATGCAGGTCAGGGAGTTCGGCGAGCCTGCCTATGAGACCATCGGAAAGGCTGTCGGCGGATGGATCGAGGTCGTACACCCGAAGGGCCTACCCGATCCGTTCTGCATGGTCGTCAACGAGGAAGGACTGCTGCACGGTCTGCCGCTCAATTTGTTCGGCTGCATTCTCTACGATACCGTGCGCCACGGAAATCCCATTGTCGGAAACATCGTGATTCTCAAAGAAGGCTTCACCACGCCTGGCGAGAGAGACTTTATCGGGCTGGACGAGGACGACGTCAAATTCCTCGGCGCAATGGCCGTCAGTCTGAGCGGCGGCGGCATCAAGTGGGAAAGCGAGGCGCGATAATGGCAAAGTTCTATTTTACCTACGGCACGGACGGTCAGCCGTTTTTCGGCGGCTGGACTGAGGTCGAAGCCCCGGACGCTCACGCGGCCTGTGCCGCGTTCCGCGCCTATCACCCCGATAAGACCGAGGGCTTAGTGAATTGCTCCAGCATCTATGACGAGGAGAAGTTCAAGCTGACCGAAATGTACCGGGAAAGCAATTTCGGTTTCCGGTGCCATGAAATCATCACTCTGCGGCGCGAAGCCGCTACCAACTGAAAGGAGCTATCACCATGATCAGAAACCCGAACGACATCCAGGAGGGCGCGAAGAAAATCCGCATGCTGATCGCCGGTTATCCCGGCATCGGAAAATCCACTCTGGCGCTGTCCGCCCCCAATCCCCTGCACATCGACGTTGACTTCGGTATCGACCGCATCGAGCCGCGCTACCGCAAGCCGTACATCCAGCCCCAGAGCTACGACGAGATCCTCGGCGATCTCACCCCCATCAATCTTCAGGACTTCGACACGCTGGTTTTCGATACCGGCGGCAAGCTGATCTCGCTGATGTCCCTGTGGGCCATCAAGAAAGACCCGAAGTATGGCCAGCGCGACGGCAGCCTCTCACTCAAAGGCTACGGCTTTGTCGGCAAGGAATTCGTCCGGCTGATGGACTACTGCTTCTATGAGCTGCAGAAGAACATCGTCATCGTGTTCCACGCCACGGAGGAAAAGGACGGCGACAACACCCGCCTCCGTATCAAGGTCGAGGGCCAGACGAAAAACAACGTCTGGGAGCCTATGGACCTGGGCGGCTTCGTGGAGATTTACGGCAATGACCGCACCATCGGCTTCTCCAACTGCGAGAGGTATTTCGCCAAGGGGACGCGCGGTATCTCTGGCATTCGCAAAATCCCTGCACTCGGCCCGACCAGCCCTAACGACTTCCTGACGAAGCTGTTCGCCGAGTACAACGCCAAGGCCACTGCCGAGGTCGAGCAGAATGCTGTTGATCAGGCGGCATACGAGGCCGCGATGGTTGAGGGCACGGCCATCATCGCCGGCATTGTCGATGCCGACACCGCCAACGCCGCCATGCCGAAATATCAGGCCATTAAGCACGCGCTGACCTCCAACAAGGAGCTGGGCGTTCTCTGGAACAAGAAGGTTAAGGAGTGCGGCCTGTTCTACGATAAGGTGCTGAAAAAGTACACGCCCGCGCCGGCAGCGCCCGGAGAGGAGAAGGGAGCTGAGTAAATGGGACGCTACCTGATGACCCATTCGCTGCTGTCGTCCTGGCTCTACACCATGAAAGGCAACCCCTATGAGGATATGACAACGGAGCGCGACCCGATGGCGGAGTTTATGCTGACGCTGCGCCGGGAGCCGACGCCTACCACCGAGGCCATGCAGAACGGCATCGACTTTGAAGATTTGGTGACGAGCATTATCAACGGCCGCGCCGATCCCAACGATCCGTGGTATGCCGCCGCAGAAAAGGTCGCCCGGCGCTGCGCCGGTGGCGTCCTCCAGTACAAAGCCAAGAAGATTGTGGAGGTCGGCGGTATGAGCCTTCTTCTGTATGGCCGTCTTGACTGCTTGAAAGCGGGGGAGATCATCGACATCAAATTCACCAAGAGCTACGACACCGGCAAGTTCTTTTCCAGCACACAGCACCCCACCTACTTCGAGTTAATCCCCGAAGCACGGCAGTTTACCTACATCGCCAGCAACGGGCGCGATGTATGGCCGGAAACATACTTCCGTGAGGACGCTCCCAGCATCTTCCCTGTCATTTCCGACTTCTTTGACTGGCTCCGGGCGGTGGATCTGATGCAGGTAAACCAGGAGAAGTGGGCGACGCTATGAACGGCAAGCTGAAAGACTGGTCGTTCTCCCGCACCGGAGAAAGCGTGCTGACCATCACGACCAGAGAGAGCTGCAAGAAGCTGTGGGACGCGCTCGGCGATCAGGAGATCACATTCTCCATCAAAAGGCGCGTCATCCCCCGAAGTCTCAACGCGAACAACTACGCATGGTCGCTGATTGAGAAGCTGGCCGTCGCGGTGAAGTCGGACAAGGACTCCGTTTACGAGGAAATGCTCCGGCGCTACGGCACCGGCGAGACATACACCGACGAGGCCGGAAACGAGTGCAAGGTGCTGTTCTCCCTGCGGGAGGGCGTCCCTCCCGCGCTGGTGGCGCGGCACTACGCCGAAACCGGCGTCGGTTATGTCGAGGGGAAGAAGTTCATTCATTACCGGGCGATCAAAGGCACCAGCGAATATTCCACGAAAGAAATGAGCGTCTTTCTGGACGGCATCATTTCCGAGTGCCAGGAGGTCGGCATCGAAACCGACACCCCCGAGCAGATCGCCAGATACAAGGAGGCATGGCATCCGTGAGGAAAGTTTATTGTGACTACTGCGGTCGAGAGACTGAGTATGTCGACAGCAAGGTCATCTACGGCAAGAGCTACGGCAAAATCTATCTCTGCCGGAACTGCATGGCATACGTCGGTGTGCATAAGGGGACGGATAAGCCCCTCGGCCGCCTTGCCAATGCGGAACTGCGGAACTGGAAAAAGGCTGCACACGCCGTATTTGACCCTCTGTGGAAGTATGGCCGCTTTCGCGGCCATCGCAACGCGGCCTATGCGTGGCTTGCCCAGAAGATGGGCTTGCCCGTGGAGAAGACCCACATCGGAATGTTTGATGTCGGCCAGTGCCGCAAGGCCATCGAAATCATTGAGAAAGAAACGAAAGGAGACCGTTATGGAAGATACCAAAAAGACCCCCGCTGAGCTGGTCGCTGACCTGATGCTTGACCCCGGCTTTGTCCTTGTTCCGCAGGATCGCTACGAGGAGCTGATCCGCGCCGAAACGGAGCGTGATGTGCTGGAAGCGACCATCAAGGGAGAGAACAGCTACAATGTCGACAGAGTTCTCGCCGCCATTCAGAAGGCAAGAAAAGCGGCATGGCTGAAAGTGTCGGCGGCTGCCCTCAATGCCGAGGGAGCACCGGAGGCGGGAAACGATGCTGAATAAGATTGTTGTCATGGGTCGATTGACCCGCGACCCAGAGTTGCGGCGTACGCAGTCCGGTCTTTCTGTGACCAGCTTCTCCGTCGCCTGCGACCGCGATTTCAAAAGCCAGTCCGGGGAAAAGGAAACGGATTTCATCGACATCGTTGCCTGGCGCCAGACCGCTGAATTCGTCTGCAAATATTTCAGCAAGGGACGCATGGCGGTCGTCGAGGGGCGACTGCAGATCCGCGACTGGCAGGACAACAACGGCAACAAGCGCCGATCCGCCGAAATTGTAGCCGACAATGTCTACTTTGGGGATTCCAAACGCGACGGTGACGGCGGCGGTTATCCGCAAGGTAGTTATGCTCCGCAGGGAGGCTACCCCCAGCAGGGGCCGAGCTACGGTGCACCGGGTGGCTCCTCCTATGGCGCGGCCTCCGGAGGCTATCCTGCGTCGGATTACGGCGGTGACTTTGCGGAAGTCAGTGAGGACGACGGCGAGCTTCCGTTCTGATATAGTCGCCCGGGAAACCGGGCGACAGCCCACCGAAGGAGGTGAACACCATGGCGAGCTATCGGAATATCAGCATGGACTTTTGGACGGACAGCAAGGTCGTCGATGACTTTACGCCCGAGGATCGGTACATCTATCTCTACTGCATGACCAATCCGCACACCAATCTCTGCGGCTGTTACGAGGTCAGCATCAAGCAAATTGCCAACGAGACAGGGTACAACAACGATACCGTGGAACGCCTGCTGAAACGCCTGGATAGCGCGCACAATGTCATTCGGTACAGCGCGCAGACCAAGGAGCTGCTGATCCTTAACTGGTGTCGATACAACTGGTCGACGTCCGAAAAGCTCAACAAGCCGCTGCTGGGCGAGATTCGCAAGGTCAAGAACGATCGTTTCCGCGAGTACCTGGCAGCGCGCTACAACGAGCGTTCTACCGTAACGGCGCAGTATAACGCTGCCGAAGATGACCGCCCCGAGGTCCCCCGCCATAAGCACGGCGCGCATGGATGGGTGCGGCTCACCGAAGAGGAATACGCCCGGCTGATCGACGACCTCGGCGAAGAAGAGTTGACGCGCTGCATCGACTACATAGACGAGTCCGCTCAAATGCACGGCAACAAGAACAAGTGGCGCGACTGGAATCTTGTCATTCGGAAGTGCAGCCGTGAACGCTGGGGCATCCGTGCCGGCAACGGCAGCCGACCGAGCACCAGCGGGAGCGCTATGGACGACCTGCAGCAGCTCCACCAGATGTACGCCAGCGAGGAAAGCCTATGACGCACAAGGAAATGAGCGAGATATTCGCCGTGATGCTCCTTGCCTATCCGAATGCAGAGGTTTTCAAGGGCGGCATCGCAAAGCTCGGCCCCACCATCAATCTGTGGGTGACCTGCTTGCCGGAGATCGACTTCTGGACGGGGCAGCAGGCTGTTGTAAAGTTGGTACGCGAGTGTAAATTCCCGCCGACTATCGCAGAATTCAAGGAAAAAGCCGAAAAGGTGCAGGCCGAAGTGAGGGCGCGGATTGACCAGGCGTGGAATTACCTCAAGCTCGATATGGGCCTTGGGAAAACGCCGGAGGAGGCTGTGGCAAGATTGCCGGAGGGAACGGATATCAGGCGCGTCATTGAGGCTATGGGTGGCCCCTCTCGGTTGATTGCAACAGGAGAGCGCACCTTTGGCGACGGCACCGTAAAGACATACGAGTATTACAACTACGACGGTTTCAAGTCCGCATATGAAACGATCATCCGGCAGACAAGCGCGCTCAACAGCGGGCCGCGCAAAGCGGTCGGGCCTGGCATGAAGCAGATAGGAGGGAAAACATGAAACGAAGAAGAAAAAGGAGGGCTTCGCCGGCGCCGCTTATCTGCCTGCTCGCAGTTTTAGCCTGCATCGTAGCTCTCCGCATTAGTGTCAGCGAGGAAACCGCAGCGTCGGCACAAATGACCGGCAAGTTAGAAAACCCAGCAACGACAGCACCTGTCCGGCTTTTAGAAGCAGAAATGACCGAGGCTGAGCAAGTTACCAGGGCCGAAGATCGTCCTGCCCGTGCAGCTCGGTATGTCAACATCGAAATGACTGACGAGGAGCTGGCAGAACTGGCTGCGGTCGTATTCCTCGAAGCCGGCAATCAGAGCGCCGAGGGGCAGCAGGCCGTTGTCGAAGTCGTTTTCAACCGCGTGCTGCACTCCGCTTTCCCGGACTCAGTACACGATGTGCTGCACCAAGGAGAGGACGGCGATGTTCCCCAGTTCTCCACCATCTACGCGGTCAGCACCGCGACGCCGACGCAAGCGCAGTATGACGCCATCAACGGCGCTCTGTATGGAGATACGATCCTTGACGCCGACGTGGTTTTCTTCTCCCGCAATGGAGAGAACGACCGCGTATGGGGGCAGATCGGAGATCACATCTTCTGCCGCGAATACATCTGGAGGTAACGAGCATGACGCGAAAGAGATTTCGGCAAGCCTGTGGCATCATCGCCGCGCTCGGCTTCCTCCTGGTCCTCGGAACTGCCGGTGCCAGCGATTGCGACCTTATCCCCATGAGCCAGATACTCCGGCAAGGTTGCATCGGGCTTGGAATGCTCGCCGGCGGGCTATGGCTGGGAGGGTATCTCTCATGACTGTGAAGAAAGACCCGAAGCGCCAGCTGCTCGGCAAGATCGCAAAAGCCCGCGGTAAGCAGTTTGAGAGCCGCATCGACGATTCCTTTGCCTACTACGCGCAGAAAGGCTTTGCGATCATCGAAAAGACGCCGGAGCCGATGCACCCCACGAAAAATCTCGGCAATGGCAAGTTCATCGCCTACTACGAAAAGCAGGCACAGCCGGACTATAAAGGCACCATCAAGGGCGGCAGGACGGTCATGTTCGAGGCGAAATTCACCGCCGCCGACCGAATGGAGCAGAGCCGCGTCCTCCAGAGCCAGCAGGACTATATGGACAGGCATCAGGCGCTCGGTGCTCGCTGCTTTGTCATCGCCGGTTTCAGCTCCGGCATGGTCTATTGCGTCCCATGGGACATCTGGAGGACCATGAAAGACCACTTCGGCCGCAAGTATGTGACGGAGGCCGACTTGGAGAAATATCAAGTGCAGACGGCGTGGAATGGTACGCTGCTTCTGCTCAACTGAATTGAAAGGAGTTACCACCATGAGCGAAATTTCCATGTATGAAGCCCAAAAGAAGAAGATGCAGGGCCTGTGCGATGAGCACGATCTCGTCTATCGCTTTGAAAAAGACAGATACCCCATCATCTTTACCATCAAGCCCGTACAGGGCATGGACGCGCAGATTTCCATGCTGGAGAATGTCGAGGAGGTCGGCTACCGCAGCCCCGACGCCTCCATGTCCTGGATCTTCGAGGACGGCGGTCTGGACACGAAGGTGACGGGCGGCACCTTTACCATCAGCAAGACGCTCCGCACCAAGATCGAGTCCATTCTGGTGAAGATGATTACCTACTGGCAGCAGTATTTCTTCCGCGATGTGCTGGAAAAGAACGCATTGCGCAGCGGCCTCATGCCGGTCATTGACGAGGACGAGGCTGGCGATACCGACGAGGAGCCGGAGGACGAGGGGGATATGCAGGACGAGGATGGCCCCGAGGTTGACCTGGACGACCCCGACATTCAGCAGGCCATTACCATTGTTCGGGCAGAGAATAAAGCGACTGTGGGGCTGTTGCAACGCCGTATGAGCGTTGGCTACGCAAAGGCTGCGCGTCTGATTGACGCACTGGAGGAGCTGGGTGTCGTCGGTCCGTATAACGGCTCCGATGGCCGCGAGGTCCTCCCTACCGACGAGCCTGACGACACGGAAGGCGGTGAAGATTGATGCCGAATGTAAATGCCAATAAGCATACCGCGCACGACCTGCAGCTTGCCGGTCAGATGCGCCGCGAGGATTACAAGACAATCAAACACATGGACAAGGCGACGCTTGCGGCCTACCTCAGCCGCGTGTGGAAACGCGGGTATGACGCCGGGTATCAAGCCGCCGTTAAGTCAGTCGCTCCGCAGCTGCGCGAAGCCGCAGAACTGAAAGCAGCGGACAAGGAGGGCTAAGTCATGGGAAACGCCCTGCGGCACGTCAGAGGGGAAAGTCAGAAGAATATCGTCCGCTTCATAGAAGGGCTGAGTGGGAAGTATTCCCGCTGGGACATCTGGCAGGACTTCATCATCATGTCGGCCATCGCAATCGCCAACACGATGGGAGGCCCGCAGGCCAAGGCCAGGGAAGAAATGTACCGCAGCCGCGCAGAGAAGTATTCCGCTAAGGAGCTGGAAGTCTTTGCAGATATGTTGCTTGAGGTCGTAGCCGAATTGGAGCGCGATCCCGAGCAGGACTTCCTCGGTGAGCTTTTTATGGCACTCGGCCTCGGAAACGAATGGAAAGGACAGTTCTTCACTCCGTACAGTGTCTGCAGGGCGATGTCCGCGATGACCTATGCGCCTGATATGACGGCGCGGATAGAAAAGCAGGGCTGGGTGTCCGTGAACGACCCCGCTTGCGGAGCTGGTGCGCTGCTGCTCGCATTCGCCAATGAGTGCCGGAGACAGCATATCAACTATCAGACCTCGGTGCTGTTCGTGGCGCAGGACATAGATTTCCTCGCTGGGTGTATGTGCTACATCCAACTGAGCTTGCTCGGCTGCCCCGGCTATGTTGTCATTGACGACTCTCTCCTGCGCCCGTCCGTCAGCTACGACGCCCGCGGTCTGCTGCCAAAGGACGGCCCGCAGGTCTGGTACACACCGATGTATTTCCGCGATGTCTGGCACTACCGCCGCATCGGGGCGCAAATGGATCTCCTGTTTCGGAACGCGGCAGAGCAGGTACCGGCAGAGCCGCCGGCGCCCGCCGCGCCGCCGGAGCCACCTAAACCCCCGGCGCCAACGACCACC